TAATAAGAAATAAAAGTGGGCAAGTGGGCAAAATGACCCATTCAACCAAGCAAATTTGCGCAAATCGCCCAAAAAGGGGCAAAAAACGCCAAAAAAGTGCCGTTTTCAGAAAATGGGTCCGATTTTTTCTGCCCACTTTTGCTCTCCAAAAACGGGCAAAAGCCCACTTTTTTTGACCATTTTTCAGTGAAATTCTCCGTACACTCGTCAACTTTCTTAGAAAATTCACGAAAAACATCTCTTTGCCCACTTTTCAATTTTTAAAAATGGGCAGAAATGTCATCAATTTTCGGGCATCAGATATCGCCGTACACTCGGTGAACACTGCGGTCAGGGTCGAATCCGTCCGGGTAACGATCTTTGAGTTTATCCACATTCAAAACCAGAACCGTCTCCAGACTAACCCCAATGGCGTGTGCGCTTATTGTAAGATACCACGCTACATCTCCGAGCTCTTTCACAAGGTGGTCATAGTCAAGCTTATGTCCCTGATAAAGATGCTTTTTCAGAATATCAATTGCCTCGCCGGCTTCGCCATTCAATCCCATCAAACCATTGGTAAGCTGCTCAATGGGTGTCAGCGTTTCATTTGCGGTACGGAGTACCGATCTCTCGTAATCATCAATTCTCATTCTTAGAATCTCCTTTTTAAGCAAAATAAGAGCCAAGGTTTTATCCTCAGCTCTTAACGATATTGACTTTCTGATTCCGCCATTGCTTCTCAACCCCACAATTAGCAACACAATCAGGGTATGTTTCCGAGATGCACTTATTGCAAATTATAAGGTGGCGTCCACGATCCGGAATCTCTTCTACAATATGCTCCATAACCGTCTTCCAGCTACCGTCTCTTTGTCTGATTGGTCGAACTACGGTTGATTTGATTTTCATGCTATCACCTCTTTGAGTCAATCATAGCATAGTTTGGAGAAAAGTAAAAGACCATGTTTCAGATCTTTTACCTTTGGAATTTGGTCGCTTAAGAAATAAGAATTTCGTAGCGTTCCATCAGATCAGCCATAAGCTCATCGCTTGCGGAAATGCTGATGTGAAATTCAATCTTGTTCTTATCGTTCATCACGGTCAGAACTGTCGGCTGAATCTTTTCCGCATAAAGCATTCGCAAGCAAACGCCAAGCTGGCGATCATTGGTTGCTATAAAACAACTCATAAGCTTAACCTCCTTTCCATAATAGGAGGTGCATTTTTCGTGCAGTAAGCCAGTTGTCAGCAGCCAATCCCAATCGTGATGCGCTCCAGCTTCTTATTGATTCGTCTGACCACATCCAAGTCATGGACAATGTTGCTATCCATATCGACGATCTCGATATCTTTCTCGGGATTGTCACTGTCCTTAGACCAAAGCATACAGCGCAGGCAATCGACCTGATTTTCAATCATATGGATACATTCGGTCAGCTCCATGAGATTGTCTTTGATGTTCCGGCTGGGTGCCGGTACTGAACAGTCTTCATTAAAATTAACAGTGCTGGTAAAGTTCATGTGCTTTTCTCCTTTTTAAATATCAATTATTTTAGGGATCCTCTTTTTCCAAATACGGCATATTCTTTGCTAAAGATTCATATTTTGCTTTTTGTCGAATATCGAGCAATCGGTCTATTTGATCCAGACTAGGAAAATGCGATCTTTCAATCGTTAACTCTGGAACGGATCCCGTTTCGGGATAGAAGTCGATTGTCACTTTTAAGTTTGAAATGGAATCAGATCTTCCAGCAATATCCTCTGCCATATCGTGCATCATCTGAGCTCCGATTTTAATGGACTCGGTAAGATAAGTTCGGTACTGTTCGCTAGTCATTAATTACCTCCTTTTCCCGTAATCAGCTCCGAATAAGGTAGGCTCTCAATCCAGTCACAGAGCGTATGCCACTCGTCCAGTTTGTGATTCCGACGAGACTTGTAAATGTTGGCCAGGACCTCATAGTTCAGCATAACCGTCCGCTTCTGGTTATAAGAGTTCGGAAGGAGCTGGATCATCTGCCACCAAATATCTTTTTTAGAGAAATGCTCAACAGCTTTTTGGGCTTCTTCAGATGCAGGAATACCACCGTTCTTAATCTTATCATACACAAGCCAGCATTCTCTGAAAGCGTTCAGATTCTTGACAGTAAAACCAAGGCACTGGTAAGAAGCAGGTATTAGATGCTCCGTACTGAAATCGGACATCTCGAACTTCTTGTCTCCGATCTTATGCATCGTAGAGCAGGAGTTGGCAACCGTACCAACCTTGTAGGTGTCAAACTCCTTCCACCAGTACAGCGGGGCCGTAATATCAAGGTATACGGTAATCATCCGCATGAACTTGCGATGGTCAGTTCCGGCATTACGGAGGGTTGTCATGAGCTTCAGATCATTGACCCCGAGAATGTATTTTGTGCCAATCTCAACATCGTCAGCGTGGCAATCAGTGTATACACAATCTGCGCAATGAGCTGGACCATGCGTGGCACAAACCCCGCTATCGCTCTTCTCCCAAGAGTTCTTCGGGTTCCGCATTCCACGAATAGCGTGCTCCCAACCGATAACCTCAGCGTTTTCAATTTTCAGCATTGCTAATCTCCTTCATCATTTTCTTAGTAGCTTTTACCTTCTGGTCAAAGTTCATTGCGTGCTTACATTTGAAACTATTGAGCTCGCAGAACACGCATGTGACTCCTTTTGTTAAAGCGAAGCACCGGTTAGAAAGTGCTTCGCAGTCCGCTGTTAGATATTTCATATCAGCGGCATAATCATTACTCAGGTTATGAAAATGCTCACGAAGTCTTTGGTTTTCCGCTTTAAGCTTCTTATTCTCCTCGGTTGCTTCGGAAGATATTGCTTTTCTCAGCTCATCAAGGTTCATGATTTTCTCCTTTCCTCAGTTCTTCGCCATGCTTTACAAGCGCAAAGAGAGAGGCATTCTCCTCATCGCAGAACTTGATGAAAACAGGATTAACACGGCGAACACCATCTTTGAATTCGACGATCCCATAAACTTGCCCAATCTGACCAGCAGGATGCCCTCCACAAAGCGGGCTGGCATCAATGACATTGCTATACCGTTCCCAAAGATGAAAATATCCGAGTTCACCTTTGACTTCACAAAGGCGCGTTGGGAACTCACCATTCATTTTAAGCCCAGCCATTACAAACCTTCTTTCTGTTGACCGCGAAGAACCTCAATGCAGCTGCAGTCAACTGTAGCAGCTTCGATATTCATAGCAGAGAGCATCATTTGAAGCTCGTCGACGAGATACTTCTCAGATCTTCTAAGATCGCCGCTTGCGAGAAGCCTGATATAATTGTTCACCGTGATAGGAACAGGAATTTTCTTACCCATCTGAGCCGCGATCATCTGAATGTAGTTGCCCATCGGATAGGTGGCCACGACAATAGTCGCTCCGGTCTTTTCAGACATTTCGATGAGCATGGTAGTTTTTCCACTCTGCCGTTCTCCAATATATATTTGCATGATTTTCTCCTTTTTGAATAATATTCTTGTCAATATTCTCTGTGCAGCAACGAGTAACCAAGAGCTTCAAGAACCTTGCATGCTCCGTCAACATTATGGTCATTTATAATAATGTTGAGGATACAGTCGCCATCTTTATAAGCTTTAATCTGACGACTGCCAGTGTATACTTCTATAACTTCAAAAGTTCTGTTCATGTTTTTCTCCTTTTTAAATATCATTCTTGTCGCAATAAAAATAGGACACCATGTTTCAGATGTCCTATAATTTTCAAGTTCTTATTCCTCCATGCTTTTCGATAAGCTTTTCGACAATTTCGATAGGCACATAACCATAGACGGTATTTAAACAACCAGGATTATCCTCGGCATACTCATTAATGAGTTCATCTTCCTTGCTCGGAAAGCCAAGCTCAACGCTTTGATAATCCTGCAACCCGTTAAGTCGCGGAGAACAGTAATGATATTCGCTGGCCTGCACCGAGATGGAATATCCATCATAACAGTACAATCTTGGTCTAAGCTCTTGGACTCCAATTGCTCGCATCTTAATCGGTCTTGCCAACCACTCTTTAACGGTCATGTTAAATCCTCCTTTTTTATAGCGTCTTTACCCTCCCACAGTTTTGTTGCGATTTTAAGCATGCAGGCATTGCAAACCGGGAAGTCTTGCCCCGAATACGAAAGCATGTATTTCACAGACTTATTCGATTTGCAAAAAAAGCAAGTATTCTGTTTTTTATCCCAATCGGGAATTAGATTTACCACTTTAGCCATGTTCCTTCTCCTTTTATTTATCCATTTAACCTAGCAGATATAGTAATCGATGGTTTTCTTGATCTTTTCGTGCCGATTAAAAAGTTTTTTACTGACAGCGGTACAGAATCCTATGTAGCGGTCTCTCTTGTTCTCGTAGTTGCAGAAGACAGAGGTTTTTGTTCCGTCTTCCCAAATTACATGGACGCACCCGACATGCAAATCAACAGATTTAATTGCCTTTTCAGCTATATCGCCCATATTCGGGAGATCGAAGAGATCCTCTTCCTTGAACCAGAACAAGCCGTTCTTGCTGTTTGGATTTGGATAGTCTTCAAAACAAACACCGACAGTATTTACGATCTTTTTCTGGACGGTTCCAAGCCGCCCGACAAGACTATTGCGTGCGCCGCAAACTCTTTCCGAGTTTACAATTACTTTTTGGCCTACAGTAATCATATTTACCTCCTTTAGCTTTTTCCACCGAAATATAACCACCAGCGGGATACATCGCCTTTGATTTGCTGATCTCTAAGGCTTTTAATCATCTTATTGTTCTCCGTATATACCTCAATTTGGGATTGGACAAGAATATCAGATTTCAATTCCGGATAAAGAGTAACCAAAGTCACGGCAGTATCCGGAGCAACATCCATGAAAATATCAGTCTCGTATTTTTGATATTGCTCTACGATATCGGCAATCTGCTGCTCAATCTTAGAATTTTCTTCCTGGTACATCGCAATCCGGTCATCAATAACTGAGAGATTAGCGACAGTAACGGTCAATAAGGCAGCGACAATCACTTCAATAAACAGAAGGATAACACTGACTGCATATACACCCTCAGCAAATTCAACATCCTTGGACCAATAGAGCCAATAACTGATAGCAATAAGAACAATAAGCACGCCAATACCTAAAAGAATCATACTCATCCTCCTTTTCAATCATCGAGTGTGGCGTAAGCCACATAACCGTAGAGTCGGTCACTGTTATACTCAGGCGTCCGTACAATCTTAAAATCGCTGTGAAGAGTGTTGCGATGCATATAAAGAACCATCTTACCGGTCTCCTTTGCGTACGCTACCTCTTCATAAACACCTTTGCCGACCATGCCGTCCATGCTGCTAAATATAACAAATCCGGAACGCTCAACCGTCTCCAAACACTCAGCCATAATCTTCTCCTCGTCTCCACAACCCTTGGTTTTCAGATCGACGGATGGATTGAATATGGGCGCATAAGGGAAGTAACGCTCGATTAGTGCAAGCTCGTATGCTTCGATTTTGGTATCGTATTTCCACTGATGGTGAGCATAGTAAATGAATCCGGTTTCTTTTTTCTCAGCATCTTTTGGGCGATAGAAATCACAGTTATCGACATTACCGCTGCATCCGCAATTCGCTCTTGTCTGTGTACAGATAAACTTTTTAGACTCCGGGTTTTCGAAATTGATTAGTTCCTTATAATAAGCGCAAAGCATTAATCTAATCTCCTTTCTACCATTGCTTGGAATGTATTGTTCAGAAGCTCCAGTCGGGTCAGCAGACCTACTCCGCCAGTACCGGAAATAACAAAACAACCGCCTATGTCCGTGTACAACTTCTCTCGACGCTCTAACTTCCATTTGCGAAGCTGCTCGCAAGCCTCTGTGGTCAGATTACCATGCAACTTTCCGTCTTTACCCCGTCCAAGACCGATATCAATCACATCTTGATAGGGCGCAAAAAAGTTCTTATCGAAGAACTCGATCTTGTCGATGCATGTAAAGATAATATCCTGACAAGGAAGAACAGATCCCAAGTCACTTTTGCTATGACAAATGGTTACTGTACAGTCAAGGTCCAACAGCATTTTTGCAAGAGGCTTACCGACAATATCGCTTCTTCCGATAACGCACGCATTTTTGCCTCGGAATTCATAACCGTTGTACTTCAGATAATTGATGACGCCCAGCGGCGTACACGGCTGAAAATGACTTTCCGGGTTAAACCCGTCCACATCTTTGGCAGGGTCGATCAATCTCTGAATTCGTTTCACATCGATATGTTCCGGAACCGGGAGCTGAAGAATGACACCGTCAACATCACGACGAACATTCAATGTTGAGATAACATCTTCAAGAGTCTCCTGCGAAGTATCGGAATCCAACTTGATATGCTCGAATTTGATTTCTACTTCCTCGCAATCCTTTTGCTTCCCTTTAATATAGCTGTTGGATGCAGCATTGTCTCCGATTTGAATAACAGCAAGATGCGGTCTGATAAAGAGATGGTCGACAATCCTCATCTTGAGGTATTCTTTTTTTAATTCGGCGTAATCCTTACAGTTCAGCATGATTCTTCTCCTTTTTTCTTAAGCATGCTTCCAAAAGTGCTAAAAGTGGCAGCGGCAGCCGAGGCAGCCTTTGATAAAGATTCGGCGAATTCCTGCCCCAAGTCAATTGTGATTTCTTCACCCGTATCTTTGATCCATTTTTTAAATAGCTCGCAATAACGCCCATTCCCGCCATAAACTCTTTTGGCGATGGCCATGGCAAGACCTTTCTCCGGATCGAAAATATCACCGGGCTGGCATTTCACTACTGTTTTTGTGCCATCCGCCCAATAAACAATTGTTGCGGGATCATGAAATATAACATTCTTAATCCTCATTGTCGTTTTGGAGATTCCGAACATTGACTCGAAGAGGGCTTGCGTGGCGGCCATGTCGTGTTGCAAATAAATATTATATACATCCTGATAAGCATTCGAGTAGGCGAAAGCAAGTTCCGAATATTTGAAGAACCCGTATATAACTCGTGGACAGGAAGTAAACTCTACACAAAACACCCGCTCGTCATTAAGCGAATTAGTCGTGCATGAAATGACTTCGCCAACAAGCCCGTCAAACATACGATTGTTCTTAGTGGGGGAAACAACTTTAACTTTTACTCCGGTTTTAAACATAATGATCTTCTCCTTTATAGTCGTTCATTAAATAGTTTTCGTGCGTAACTGTCTACCGCAGCGTGGCTTTTACAATTCTCGAAATGCTCATAATCGGCATAATTTAAACGAATATAAAACTGATTTTCGAGAATATTTATTTTCCACCGAATGTACTGCTCTAAAGGCAAATCGCATTCATAAAGACGGCGATCAGTTCTTGGCGCACAATTAACATACTCTTCCATTCCCTACACCCCATATTTTTCAACATATTTTCCATAGGTCATGGTGTGGTGCCCGGCGGCTCTAAGTTTTTCAACTTCTTTGTTAACTTCCGCAATCGTCATTTTTTTCGTCACTTCTGTAACATCCGCCTTTACGATTTTTTTGGTGCCATCGTTTTCCATAGGAAAGCTCCTTTCAGATTTTTGATGCTCGTTCCGTCATGATTTGGATTAATGTTTCCGTGTAACCTGATCCGGGACAATATCTTTCGCATACATCGGCCAATCTTGTACCTACAACTTCTTTGTATGTAGTCGATATGTTTTTCGCTACATGCATAATACAGTCCTCAACCGAATCGAAATCTCTGAAACTCCCATCATTATTTGTCCACCCGGCAATATTATTTTTTGCGGCCATGTATCTACCCCAACCGCTTTCAAGCCCCAATTTACAAAGCAAATAAAGAGCATTAACTCCGTATGTACGCTCAGCTTTTACAATTGCTTCAACATACGGTTTCATTGCTTTATGTGCACTGGTTGTAAGGGTTCTTGAAAGTTCCTCTTGAGTATAACCGGATTGGATCATAATGTTAAAATCAGCATTGATTTCTTGGGGTACATGCTTAACGGGCTCAATTTTAGCCCGACGCTCCACAATGTTCATCTGCACGACTCCAATGCAAGTCGGTGCAATATCAAATTGCTTTGCTACTACTTCGGTCTTTGCAAATAAATTAGGAGTAAAACCGATAAAGAAAATGAGAACAGCAAGCGCTGCTTTTATGCGCCTGCTGTTAAATCGTAAAGTATACATGGGAAGAACCTCTTTTATGGTCTGTACCAGCCGGAATACTTACCATCTTCAAAGATGAAGCGTTTTCCGAAAAGGCAAATATAAATTCGATTTGTATGTTCGCAGTCTTTTTTAATAAACATTTTGCAGCTCCTTTCAAATATCACAATAACCATTGAATGATTTTAACTGTCAAAGCGATGATAATCGCCATTGTACAAAGTCCGATAAGTACAGCTACAGCTTGCCCCATCCGATATCCAGTAGCGCTCGTTTTCTTTGGCACTTCATAATGCTCATTATCGGGGTTCATGACTACACCTCCGTTTTCTTTTTCAAATAGCGTGCAATATTTCTGCACCTATTGCGATTTGCACAACGAATAACCGTATCAGAGATTGTAATTTCCTCATCGAAGTTATATATTTTTTGAGGCCTCTCTACATCCGGATCAAAGTCCATGCACTCATTGCAATAGTCCGCGACTTCAATTTTTATCATTTTGTTTCCTTTCTCGAACAGTATTAACCGGCTTTATTTTTGCGAACCCATCAACATATCTCGTTTCGTTGAAGTTTCTCTTTTCATTTAATGCCCGACTAATTGCTAAATCGATCGAAGAACGGGACTTCAAATGATAATAGTAAAGATCTCTAAACGGGGTATTGAGTCTGTCAGTTCTACCGGCTGATTGTTTCAGGATCTTATAAGAGTAAGTTTGAGAGTAAAACACGATCGTATCAGTGCTTATACAATTCCAACCCTCGGCACCCGCAGCATATTGGACAAGGTATACCCAGCTTTCGCTCGTTGGCAAAGGTTGATGTTTATGGCCATTCCACTCCGCTATCTCTACATCGTTTCCGTAATAAAGACTTTTAAGGATATTCAACTCATAATCAAAACTATAGAAAACGATCATTTTTGGATGCTTTTCGAATAGTTCCAATAGTGCGACTTGTCTGGATTCATCGGAATTTACGATTTTACGCCAAACATAGCATAAATCGCCGGCATTAACGATCGGCTCGTTTTTATAAGGATTCCATCTGGTCCTGCTTACTTCCTTATACTTCGCTACATCATAACTGACATAGACATCCTCATGATGCGACTGGGTTTCTCGTTTGAAGTCCATATCAACCAGAATACTATTGCGAAGTCGGATTAAACGCCCAACGCCCAAGTATCGATCCACTTTGGGATACTTTCCGTTCACCCAAGTAACAACCATGTGCTCCTCTTTAAACGCTGTCCTATTTTTGTAAAAACCGTTTGCTACAAAGACAGGGATATAGTCTTCCCATGTGTCTCCTGGTGTTGCTGATAATAAGATCCATTCGTTTGCTTTAGCGATTTTTAAGAAAGCTTTCACCCAAGCTCCGGAGCCAACAACTCGCTGCTCATCAAATATAAAGAACGCATCTTTTACAGTGGCATACTTTCCAATATTGTTCCAAGAGTCTACGATCACCTTGTTTGAATATAAATTGAGTTCCGGATGAGTAGAAAGCAGAAATGGTGATAGCTCTCCCTCCCACTCAAAAGTGTCTCGCTTTCTGGCAGTGGTGATGATATAAAGGTCTTTAATATCGAGATCGTCCATAGGCACATACTCGTCAGTACCCAGCTCCCCGCCATTTTGCTTGTAGTAATAGGCTAAAGCTGTTCTGGATTTACCACTACCGACTCCGCCACATAGAATGCAACCGTTTTTCATGCGCCTTACCGCATCCATCTGATAGTCTCGGAGTGATATACCTGCCATCAGCACCTCCCGAAGATCCGTCGGAGCATCCAGATATTAGAGAAATACATTGGTGTAAACCAGTAGTTCTCCTTGTCATCAGTACCCGTAATCGGATCTGTCAGCGAGTTACCAACTTTTACATATCCGGCAACTCCGAGAAGCGAAAGCTGAATATAACACATCAGCGCAACAACCTCGTCGATATCCTGCGCAACCACAAGAATGTGATTTTGGTAGTTTAGGTTTGCCTTGTCAAGATGTTTTTTTGCAACATGTATTCCGGCAATCAAAGTGGCGCCGGCACCGCAACAGGGATCATTGATGGAAATATAACCATCTCGCTCAACTTTCAGAAGCACACCATCCATCGTTACTTCAGCCATCATCTTACAAACATCATATGGGGTGAAAAACTGACCATTATGCTCATTGCCGAGATTTAGAGACATAAAAATACTGCCCAGAAAGTCCTGCTCCGGGTTTTCTTCCAAAGCCAAAACCGTCTGCGCAGCCAGTTCAGGGAATAGCTCCTGCTCCTGCTTGTTGTATTTTTTCACGATTTGAGAATATAACTTTTCCCGCTTGTAACGATGCTCCTTATCAAGAGGGTTAGAGAGGGAGCATGCAAACATGGTGATGAAATCACGCCACACATCCCAGGAACGATGACGATTAGTTAACTGTCCGAATACATCTAAGAATGCCTTTTGCGGAGAAGAAACCTTTTTCGAATTTTTCTCAGCGGGCATTTTTTGCGTTAGCGTTTCTTCCTTGACTTTAGGTGCATCTGTTTTGGCTATTTCCTCTGCCGGCTGCTGAGATTGTGGTGCTATCTTCCGTTTCCGCATAACCGTCTGCGAAGTAAATGCGGGTATTTTTTTCATTAGCATTTCTTCCATGGTTTCAGGCTTAACTGTTTTGACTATTTCCTCTTCCGGCTGCTGCGATTGGGGCATTATTTTCTGTTTTGGGTTAACTGTCCGCTTGGGCTTTTTCTTCTTTTGCCATAGCATCGACATTTTCCTCCTTTTCTGCAAGAATCATCAGTGTCTCGATTTCTTCCGGCAAGCCAATAATGTCACACCACTCATAATCTTCGAAGCCTCCATCCGCATTTTCTTTTGTCGGAGAGATCATGACTGAAGCATATCTCGCTTCTGGGTGAGCTATGGGATACTCTACACTGATTGTTGCGTGAACCGCTTCCGGAAAAAGATCACCGAGCCATTCTTTAGGCGCAATGAAATATGGTGTTACAGTCTCAAGTTCATCATTTACAAACCGCTCTTCAAATTTGACTTTATCAATGTCAAAACTAAATTCGAATTCTACCATGCTTCTTCTCCTTTTTGGTGATTGAAAATAGGCTGTTTCCTCTTACTCTCATATGTGTGCACACATAATCAAGACCTTACTGGGCATTTAACCAGACATGTATTAAGCTGGCACCTATTTTTTAGTAGGGCAAATCGTCCGGACCCTCTGCTTCAGCATATTTCTCGGCGAATTCATCTTCCTCGATGGTAACATACATCGTCTTAAGATACGCCTTTACGCCACTTTTCCCGTTTACTTCCCAAGGATAAGGACGAATAGTCAGATCGACATTACGGATTTCAGCAAAATCCAGCGTTCCAACCGATTCCTCATCGAGTGTTGTCTTTGTGCGACGAGTGAGCATGATGATCTTCGGCGGAATGTTATTGAAACTAACGGTGACCTGAATATAATGCCGGGCAGGCTCGTCTTCATCACGAGGTGCCAGGGCTCTTACATTCCATCCGTCCTCGATAAGCTTCTGAGCCATTTCCGGACTCTCGATCTCTACGCAGAAATTCCGAGCCCCGGCACGATTGTATTTTTTCTCCTCGCCCTTAAAATTCTTGAAAAAGATGTGGGCATTCTCGATAATGATGTTATTGGTGGTTTTGTAAGCCATGTTAAATCCTCCTTTTATCTTACATCAAATGGGGTAGTTTCATCCGGACCAAACCAAGGCGGCGTGTTGTCTGAAACATATGGTTCGTCTGCCACAAATCGTTCAAAGTCGCCATAAACAGATAGAGTCTTCACAGCCTCATCAACCATATTGTTGTAATAAGTTCGATCGATATCTTTCTGTTTTTCGAGCTGTCTAACCATCTCGGACTCCAACCAACGGAAGCCCTTAGAACCGGTCGCCGCAGCATAACTCTTTACTTTTGTTTTCTTGTTTTCCGTCTCACGAAGCAAGATGCCACCACCGCATCCTGGTTTAATCGGACAGAATTGACCAACCCTTCCGACGAAGTGATAGTCGTGACCCTTGGCGATTTCCCTCACCATTGGATCGAGTTCGGAATCACCACTGTTCCCACTAAGATCCATAGTCACACCAAATTCTTTTGCCTTTTTTACAATCAACTCAAGGTCTTTTTCAATTTTACTCACATCCGGAAGGTCCTCATTCATATCGAGATAGAGCGAAGATGTTACAGATTTGGTTTCGCACATATCCTCGAAGTCAATGGGATCCTTGCTGAAGAGGGTCTTGAAAACATAAGGGATTTGGAACTGAGTTCCGGTCGCCGTCCAATCATACGGATGCTTTTTATTCTCCTTGCAAATATCTTTTGCGGAGTCGAGATACTTCTTACCGTACAATTCGCAGCATCTGTCAAGCGTTGCATATCGGGCAATATAAACTGCATCATTGACCAGACACATACGATCGTATGTCGCCTCATGCTCAAAGTTATACCCGTACAACTTACCATATTCGGTTACAAAATTGATGATTTCCGGAGTGGCATCGGGAATCTTGATTGAATCCGTCTTAATATGAGCAACGATAAATCCCCGTTTTTGGACCTCGTGTTTGAGGTTTATCATAAACAGGGCTCCGCGTTTAGCCACAATATTATCCTTATTGCGGTTATCTCGGAACTGATTCTCAAATCCGGCCGAAGTTAAGCCATAGACCGAGTTGATTACGATCTTCAGGGCTTGTGCCAAGTCGGCAGCAACATTTTCGTCGGTTAAGTATTTCGCCAATGCACCACCAAGCATCTTTTTTGCTTTATCAAATTCTTTGTGCTTGATTGCAATTCGAGCCTGGAGGATCTCGTTAAACCGTTTTGTATATTCCGGACCGAACAATTCCTCGGCTACAATACTGCTTGGGTGCATAGAGGCAATATCCAAAAGCGCAATGCAACTGTACATGCCTGGTTCAGCATAAACATAGCCGCCTTCTCCGACTTCTTCTCCTCTGTAAGTAGACTTGCCATTTTCGAATTTATAACCTGGAAATATTGGACGATGATTCTTATCGAATTGGGTGAACTCATCATAATCTTCCAAGCTAATCGAATATGCAAGATCGTTATTAGAGTCGAAGATCTGACTCTCATCACCCATAAACCGATAATTGAACTGGTCTTGGGGTTTACGATTGCTACCAAATATAATTTTGGCAGTCAGTGAGTTTGTGGTATCATTTACCGACATACCTGCCACATCTGCAAGAATTTGACGAGCAGTATAGTCCGCTTCACGAGCCCAGAATGTCGCCTCCGTTGCGATGACATCGTTATCGCAGTATTCAGCAACCTTCGTCCAAAGCTCTTTTGGCACCGGCTTATCCCATGGAAGCCCCAGTTCCTGATGGTGAATACCCAACTCTATTTCGAACTTTTTGAGGCTTTGCTTCTTGCTGGAAAAGTCATAAACATCCGTATAGGACACATTATATGCCTCGCCAAAGAAACAATTTGAGCTTCCTCCAACGATTCTGTTCGAAAGATTAAAGAGCTGCTCGTTTGTATACCCCATCAACCTCGCATAGAGAATATGATTATCGTACCGTCTACAGTTGAATCCAACCAGACGAGATCTCATCAATGCCTCAATCTCCGTAGGAGTGGGGTTGACCATTCGAGAAACCGGCTTGTGATTTGTCTGAAGCTCGCGAATATAATCAGACCAACTCGGAAAATCTTTAGGCGTATACGACTCCGCAACTTTCCAGTTAACAAGAAACAGGTTCGGAAATACCTCGACATCGTAAAATACGAGTTTGGCATCATCGTTTTTTACACCCTCAGATTGACTTTCGGATTTGAATTGCATTTTATTCACCAATTTGATGCAGTAATCCGATTGATGTGTACTGCTTGCTGCAAATGCCAAAACGGCATTACGCATGTCGGTAACATCATACTTGAGTCCACTCTTATAAGCATCATCAAGAATTTTATAGATGAAATCGACGCTGGGTTTGGTCGCAGGGTGATACTCTTTATTCAGGTTACGCTTTATTTGTGTTCGTAGCCCCTTTTCATTTTTCACCCCTTCGAAATTTATCACCTGCTTTTCTCCTTTCAATGGCAGACCGGAATTAATGGTCGCGATTGGCAAGTCATTACATTTTGTCAACTTTCTTCGAAGCGAGCTCTTTCCATTAAAGACCTTTACCTCGATATGATCGTCATAAACTCTGCTTAGCTTATTGACATCGCCGTTGTAAATATAATGAAGATGGATTCCCTGTCCACTTTTGCTTAATTCCGCATAAGTTGGCGGGAATTTACTCGCCTCTTTTAGGTTCAGTTCAAAAGATTTGTTGCCATCCTTGTCTTGAATATCAAAGTCGATAACTATATGATTTTCAGGGACCTTTACATAGTGGAGTTTTGATGTGGTCAGATCACTCAGCTTTGTTGAAACATCCTCCCATTTGGAAATGGGGGTCTCCTTCGCCGAAGCATACTGAGCCGGACAGTCTGCGCATTCGCAATCAAAGACCGATTTCTGTTTTAGAAACTCGATTAGTTTATGCTCTGGCTCGTCCTTTTCAGAGAGCTTTTGATCTTCAAATTTCTCAGTGCGGAAACCAGTGTAATAGCTACGAACACGAGTGCCGTCATCAAGATTAAATCTCTCCTTGTAATCCCGAAAATAGTTTTTTAGCTCCTCTTTGAAAATCCTCTGCGAGAATGGGATGGTAACTTTTGCCTCGTCGCAGTAGGTTTTATACATCTCCCACGAGGCTTTAAGGGTTGTCCCGTCTTCTTTCTTGAAGACATGGTAGGAATCAATAATGAAGTTGTAGAAATCATTAGAGGCTCCGAGCATTGCTACGGGAATATAATCATCGTATCTGCTTGGATTCTCAAGGTAGATCTCCTGACAATGATAAGCAATCGCGCCAAGCTCAAATTCGATCTGCTTTGTAACTGCCTTATAGTCTTTCGGACTTAGTTTGTTACCGGATGGGGATACATCGATCAACCGTCTGATCAAACCAGACTTTGCGTCTGTAATCTTTACCGGTTTATTGGTCCCCATGAACAGGAAGCATTTAAACCGGTTTGCATAGGTTGACTTGAATTTCTCATTTACGGTCATCAACTCATGCGATACCAAGCTATTCAGGCGGGTATTATCCTCAATCTTAGACAAGTCGCCATCATGCTGAATCGCAACAAGCGGATTGGTTTTAAAAGCTTCCAAAGCAAAAGAGTTGTTCGAAGAGCCAAGTGCTTTAGCGTCAAATACCGAGTAATAGCCATCGAAAAGCTGCTGCACGATATTCAGCACCGTTGACTTACCAGTACCGGCAGCACCATACAAGACCATGAACTTCTGCAATTTCTTCGACTCTCCGCAAACGATGGATCCAATAGCCCATTCAATTTTCTGCCTCTCCTCTTCCGAGTAGAGCGTCGACATCAGCTTATTCCAGGCTTCAATCGACCCTGCTCCCAAAGGATAGTTCAGTCGCTTGCTTGCATAGTCTTTTTTGTTTGTGGGTGTATTGGAGAATATCAATTTCTCATCCAGCATATGGAACGAGTCTCTCATTTGCTTCTGACAGTATTTATGCCAGGAATCGATCATTCCGGATTCAGAATCCCACATATGGAGGACTTTGATACCACCGTCAAAACGAGATTTGTTTTCCTCCGCGTACTTATCGAGCTCATGGTCGATAAGTTGAAGGGCATCCTGCTCGTCCGTAGACCATAAACCTCGATCTTCCAGCCAAATAGCGTAAAAATCACCGCCTCGGATCATCAGATCGGAACTTTTCTTAATGATAAACTTCGGATAGATTTCTATTATTCCACGCTTCGTACTACGGGTTGAAATCATTAAAAAGTCGATCATCGAGGCTTATTGGTCTCCTTCCGTATTCTTCAACTTCTTGATTTCGCTCTTGAGATCCGCGATTTCTTTACGGTAATCGGCATGCTGGGCAATCATATATGTAGTAACCGCCGCAGCAAATATCACAGCTCTGCTGTTGAATGCCTTTTGCTTTTTCAAAGCTTTACCGACAGCGTTCATATTATCTTCGACACTGCTGAGGCTATTGAAAATATAACGAATCATCTCGTCCATACTGTTCTCCTTTCTAATATGGGTCTTTAGAGGATGCTGTCCAGATACCAATTCATCTGCCACCAAATCTCTACAGTTCTCAAATCGTATTTGCAGTCCTCAATGGTAAATAATCCGCCATTGCCGTTTCGATCATACTTGCGCTCCATAAAACGGAATATAACATTATTTACATAATCGGGGTCAAAACGCAGATCAGTCATAGAGGACAGCCCAAGGCTGACAATCATGCTCCAGAACCACTGTCCCATTCGGTTTCCGACTTCCGGATCAGACATTATATGTTCTTCGCATCGAAATGCCAGCGCTATGAGCATTTCCAAAACACTGCAGGGACGATTATCCAAATAACAGGCAATCAGTGAACCTTCGTATTCTTTCTCGTAACCGAAACGGTATCGAAGGTCAACACCATCTTCTGCTCTATTTCCGTCCATCGGCAATACATATTGAAAATCAATAGAATGCAACTGACTCAAAAGCATCTGATATGATAACCCCCGACTACGCCATCGTTTATCACATACGAGCTGACACATCCAATCAAAATACTCCTGATTCAGCTCTTTCTCGGTCATTTTTCCTCCTATCAATAGTGAGAACCCTCATAGACATCTGCAAAAGAACGATGATCCTTGAGAATTTCATAATCACACTTCATGCGATCATTACGAATGAAAACGGAATCATCTTCGTATTCTCCGAAGTGATCAGCAAAATCAGCGCCGACAATGTCATCTAAATCGCTTATGGGCTCGTCTTCTTCGTCAGTGAGCACTTCGTCACCCGCATAGTAAATTAAACTGATTTGGGTATAATCCTCCCGCTCCCCATACTCATCGGGAGAGATAACATGGGGCTTATCTTCCATAGGCATTCCTTTCTTCTCCTCTTTACTTGCCTTCTTGCTATGCTCGGTGTAATTTGTATAGCCCATGGTTTGGAGCTTAGCGGCATAGTCAACAAGATCAGGCTTCAGCTTAGCGATATCCGCCATGTGCTGATGTTCCTGTTCTTCTTCGTCCTTTTTCGTCAAACTGGATTTTCTTTCAGAGAAAACAGCCTTAACAGAATCGATCTCTTCTTGTGCAAGCTGTTCATAATGTCTTTTAAGATACAACCATGCTCCTGCAGCGCCAATCGTGACTCCGGACAAGAACATAGCAAGGTTCATCTTACTCATCAACCCATTCCTCCTCTTCTGGTTTTGTCGTGATAACAGTAATGGCGAGACCTCCGAAAAGCATAGAAGCGCTCAAGAGGATCCCGCCAATAATATGTCTTTTTCTTTTGCTGTTCAGCATTGCATCTGCCATTGAAATGAAATCATCCAAGAAATCCATCTCTTACTCCTTTCCGCCAGAGAGGACGGCAATGCCACCTACGAGACACAGACCAGCCATGGTAGAAAGAATATACGAAAATATGGTTTTCATTTTTATGTCCTCCTTATAGAGTAATGGTGTTACATCTTGTCCCAGATATTGCCCTCAACATTGAAATCAAGGAGCAGCGCAGGCTCATGACGACCGTCCTCGGTTTCACGGTCAACTTCCACAATGCGGAAGTTTACATAACCGTCCGGACCATTCTTAGTCCAACCGACAATCTGACCCGCAGGCGTACGAGGAAGGTCAAGGTCGTCCAACACCTCATTCAGGAAAAGATGGCCTCTGGTCTGAAGCTTATCATTTGCGAACTGCTGCTGAGCCTTGAGGAACATATAATTGTAATCCTGATTGGTTTCGTAATTCCGGCTCTTATTATCGAAGTACACCGCATAGTCGCTTTGAAGATTGGGGTCAGCAACCATAACGGTTTTCTTAACCTTTTTCTCCTTCCCGGTTTCGGGGTCAACTTCGACTTCCTCGAATTTCTTCGCCTTAATGCCATATTTCAGCTCGGTATCAACCTGCTCGCCAAAGCGCTCAATTACTCGACCGCGATAGTCTTTAAAACTCTTATCAATTGCCGCATAGGCAGCGCCGAGAGCGACATTCCGCTTACGAAGAATGTTGTTAGACGCGAGAATACTGGTGATGGACAGCGTCCCGAGGATAACTGCCGGGGCATAGAGCTTAGCAAGCTTTACACCAGTCTGGGCATAAATAACAGCAAGGTCCTTCTTGGAGTCTTCAGTGGAGTAAGGTTCACCAGCCTCAGTAACGCAGTTTTCAGTGGCAGCATGGACTTTATCGATATCACCCTTGGCGTCATCGATAATTCTATTTACCTTAGTCGTCGCCTTGCAGGCAAGTACAGCGCTCGCAACCGTTCCAACAACCCCGGCAACGATAAGGATCTCCGGGCTATGCTTCTTAAGCTTCATAATCGCCTTAGAAGCAGCGTTATTAACACTCTTCATAATTTCAGCCTTATTTTTCATGGGTCATTCTCCTTTTCTATTCTTAGTAGTGATTTCTGCACCGCAGGCAGCATACCCAGCTAAATCAACAAAACTGTCATCCGTAGCTGTACCCGTCCTGATTCGTGCGATTTTAAGAAGTGCCATCATCATGGCAACATCATTTGCTGTAAACTCTACGCCCATATAGACGCTCCAGAAGTTTGCGATTACCTTGAAATTATCTTCAGGGGAACCGTATTCGTTCTCCCTCTGACCGCATACACAAGCTTTTGCCATATCAAGAGTCTCTGCTCTCGTCATGGAACCATCTCCTTTCAATTCAGTGGGATAGCACGAGGCAATTTCAGAATATAACCATCTCGAACTCGCACTGCCGTGGCTCCTCCGATATTAGTCCAACCATAGCGATTCATAGTGAAATTATCATTGGGGACACGAGCGAGATCGTAGAAATCAGACACACTCACCGTCCCGTATTGGCTGATAATATCATTCATGGCATCCAGGACTGCTTCTGCATCTCCACGGGTATCAAAGAGAATATCATCATAATCGGGGGTATTCCGTCTGCTATTCATAGATCCAGCGCGAACACGCTCGGAGCCTTGGTCATAGTAATTGCGATAGGAAACCTTAGAAGCGGTTCCATTTTTTCTGCTTCGTCCGGCTTCTCCATAAAGGATCATATCAATTCCGGTTGTAATGATGTCGGATATTGCCTTTTTCACTGCAGGCACAATGACTTCCAGCATGATATAGGACTTCACGTTTCCGGCATCTTCCGCAATAAACACATCTGCGAATTTCTGCATCTCGCCCTTTTTCCGAGTTTTAGCAGTGCCAGTTATAACCGCTTCAACCTTTCTTTCCTCTTTTTGTTCCTGACGGGATTTATCGGAATTGGACTTGTAATCTTCCACTAAACGCTCTCCTTTCTTACGCCGGGATTAGTTTTCCTGGCAATGTGATTTTTGCGTTTGGCAATAAGCCGTTTTCTTTTTTGTATCGGTAAGCCAAGTTGCTTTTTGCCTTGGCTTCAGTAGCAGCAACAGTTGTTGCCGTCCACCTACACCGAACACAGCTGTCAAAACACATAACCGGACCGTTATATCGGTATTGCTGCATAGTTTTACTCCTTTCTAAAGAAAAAAGGGAAAGCACCTTGTGATAGGTACTCTCCCTTATTCGAACTTCTCAAATTCGCATTTTCAGTTGTCAACAGAATCATCGAAATCTGTTTCGACAAGATCTTCACGGGTGCCATTCTTCTTAAGTTTTCCCTTGATCTTTGTTGCGATCTTCTTACCGTATTTATGCGCAATAAATCCAAGCGCCAAACCGGCAAGACCAACCCCAGCAAGGACCTTAGTGTTATTCTTTCCAGAATCAACGACCTCTTCCATGTTCTCGATCTCCTCGATAGCCATATTTTCGTTCATGTTTTCCATTGTGAAATCTCCTTTCAAATGTATGAATTTTGGAATGTTCTTCCATTAAACACGATGTATTTTTCGCGCGGCAATATTACCGATAGTCGTAAACCGGTGCCACCCGATAATCGATGACCAAACAAGGGGTTCCATTTGCATCCAAATGAGATGAGAACGCCAAGTCCAGGTAACCCTTGTCTATGTTCCACCCAAGATCATCGCCCAATTTCGTCGGGTCGAGACCGATCTCGTAATAGAAATCATTAAGCGTGACATACAACTCGTCCCTCATCCGCCGATTCAATTCGTTCATTGCTCTGCCGATCTTATCCCTGTCAGACTTGAAGTAGCGTCCGGATATAGCATCATAGCAAATCGTATTCCCACCTTTTTCGGTGAGTATCACTTCTCGGACCGGATCTTTTACCAACTTGTCCTTTGCAACCTCCTCGCGAATTGTGCGCTCTTTTTTCTCGCCAATAGATTCTACCACCTTCTCCCGATACTCCTTGAGGGTGGTTTCCGAAAGTGTATAGGCTGTGGCAAGAGCTGCATTTCTGCGAAGATTTGTAGAACTTGCTCCGATTAGACACATAACGGAGACGGAACTAATGATTACAGACGGAATATAACAGAGCCAGGTGGTCTTGACAACCTCAACCGGAGGGATTTTTTCGGTTTCTTCCGGATAGCCTCGCTCGAACTTATACTCGTCCAGCAGCTTAAGCGCCTTTGGGGTTGCTTTTACTGCCATTACCGTAGAAGTAATCATGCCTGCGATTCCAATACCGGTGAGAATCTCCGGACTATGCTTTTTCATAGCCGTTTGTACACTTTTCAAAATATCAGATAAGCTTTTTTTACTCATATTAACTTCTCCTTTTAAACTCTATATGCTTTAGGAAGATCCAAAATAAAACTGGATTTGTCCTCCTTACCAACACCTATTTCGACTTGTTTGATCGACGCCTGTTGCAGATCGCTAACGGTCCAACCATAGCAATTATCTTCATAAGAACCGTGCTCTGATTTACCACAGATTAAGTCATAGTAATCGGCTATTTTTGCAATACCATAACTCTCCGCAATCTTTGACAACTCACCAAGAGTGTTTTCCGCATCTTCGTAAGTATCAAACATAAACTCGTCAACATTGCGATAAAAACCAGTTTTGGAACGGTAGAAATCCTGGTAAGAAACTCTATCCCCATAGCGAGGCTTTTTTGCTTCTCCGAACATCCAACTATTAATTTTATCTGCGGTAATTTGGCATAATACCTGCCTCATCTTATCAGATTTGAGGATTACATAAATGAATAATCCGCTTGCGCTTATGAATCCGCCTGCTGCGCCAAGGCCAATAATGATTAAATTTTTTCCTTTCATAATCAATTCTCCTTTTGATCTAAATAGATAAGCAGTGTTTCCGCTGTTTCTAACGCACTGTTAAAAACCATATTGCACTGATCGCTATGGTCGAACGACATGTAAGCCATTATCAAAAACATAAAATCCTCAATAATAGCATCTACATTATCAAACGGGTGACTTGCAATCAAATCACAAATCTCATATGCTGCCCATCGTCGATAAGACCTCTTTTTGAATAAATCCGTGCCACATGGTATATCCAGAACCGAACAATAGCTCTCGACATAATTCTGAATTCTTTGGATTGCATTATCCGTCTTGCACATACTTCACCTCGCAAAAACAAAAGAGAAGAGTCCCTGTTAGGACTCCTCATCTTCATCGTCGCTAAGTGCGGCAAGCTTTTCAGTAACGCACTCGTCGATTTTTTCATCCATCTTCTTTTCGTTCACCCAGTCAGTCAAGAGCGTAGCCCCCATCCCAACTACAGTGGCGACAAGACCCAGGATTTTAACCAATTTTGCATTCTTCATAAAGCGAAACCTCCTTTTAGTTTTCATAAAACAAAATGTGTTTTTTGCGAATATCACAGATCTTCCATCCAATCTGAAGTCGGTTCAAATACCATGTCGATAGCATAGACCTCCATACCATCATCCAAAGTGATACGATGGTGATTGAAGTCTATCCAGTAAATATCACCATTTACAGATGACCAGCCAACAGTATCTCCGAGATCCGTTATTTCAAGTCCAAGAAACTCATAAAAGTCATTTAGCGAAATGGTCCCGGCAAGCAGGAAATTACGGTTTAGATGGTATTCTGCTTCGATTACTTTTGCGACTGTAGATTCAAAATATCGCTGCGAGAAAGCATCGTAGAAAGTACGAGTTATTTCTGGCTCCATGCCTTCGCCAAAGTCAAGTGTTGAAGGGGGCGCAAAACATCCCGGAGTAGATATAGAACAGTCCTTGCATTTTTCGACAACGATAGAATTAATAATTGCATTATGAGCTTCTTCGCCATACAACTCACGCAACTTATCCTTATATTCCTTATAGGAACTCTGAACAAGTGCGTAAGCACTGGTAAGTGCCGCTTGTTGGCGTCTGTTCAAAGCATTTGCCCCCATGATACACGCGATTGTAGAGGCTCCAATTGCCACAGCTGGAATATAACATTTCCATGCCACAGCAATTGCCTCTGTTTTTGTGTAAGCATGTGGATCGCCATCATGTCTTCTTTCACTGTCTGCATGAATAAGCATTACAGCCTTTGGAGTAGCCTTAACCGCAGCAATTGCTGTAATGACCACACCTACTGACGCAATACAGGAAAGTCCAACTGGGGAATACTTTTTAATAAGCATCATAGACCTGTGGATCGCCATTTGAATTGTTTGTTTTTTTCTCATATTTCCTTTCTCCTTTAGTTTTTATTCCATAGCCTGCAAAAGCTCCAAAACATCAGAAGCCTTTTGCTTAGCTGTTTGAAATATCAAATTGGTTTTAGGGTTTACTTTCGAATACAGAGACATCTTCATCATGAACTCGTATGTAAGGTTGGAGAATTCTTCAATAGACCCCTCGGTACGAGGGAAAAGCCGGTCGACAATAAAGTCTCTAAGTTCGTCAATTGCCCACAGCGAGTAGCTTGTTTCTTTGTATTCTTCCATCCACTTTCCAAAAAGCGGCGGCATCCATGTGTCGACCCGATATAGGTCACACAATATGAGGTCAAACTGTTCGATGCTCATGATATCTCCTTTCTAAAAAATAAAAATGAAAAGAAACAGTGCGGGTTGTGCTCGATCTCCGCATCCTCATTCACATTAATCCGGCTTTTTAATCCGGTGGACCGCTCTTCCATTTGAGCTAACCGTTTCTCATAATAAGACTTGTAAATTTCGCGCAGTAAAAAGAAAAGAGCCGTTGTCGGCTCAATTCCAGAATAGAATCTTCAGTGATGTCTTTAGTAAAGATGGATATTGTTTTATTTCCTCTAACCAAGCTTTTACCATTTCCTTGATGTCCATATCGCTAACTATGGCCGCGGTAACATATACCTCTAAAACCAAAATAGCCCTAATTGGCATCAATAAAATATCGATAATGCTTATAAAGATCTTCAACAACATCTTCATACTACAAACCTCCATTTGATTTATTTTCATAAAGGGAGTTGTAAATTTTGCGTGCAAAAAGAAAAGAGCCGTTGTCGGCTCAATTCCCGTTAGACCTTTTCTTCAGGATCTTCTTCAATATCCACATTATGATACACGCACACACAATTACATCGCCAAAAATGATGATTGCCGAAGCACCCGCGGCACTAACCGCGAGAGCAATGAAAATCGCCAAAATTACCAATACAATCGTCAGAATGAAAAATAATACCATATTAAATCCTCCCTTTAGATAAGATTCTTTCATAAAGGGAGTTGTAAATTTTGCGTGCAAAAAGAAAAGAGCCGTTGCCGGCTCAAATTCTCAGTAAATCCAATTCTCTTTCGCAAAGAACATCGGAATTGCAATAAACGCAAAGAATATCAATGCTGTTATATCATTGTCGATCAATGTACCTAAATACCCCAATCCGAGCAATACCACCGCAAAGACTTTATTCTTCAGTGTTTTCATGATTCTCAAATCTCCTTTCAAAAACCAATTGTTTTCATAAAGGGGAATGTATTTTTTGCGTCATATCTCCCGTCTGTCAAAAACGGTCTCCCAACGCTCCTTTGGGATGGGTTTCATCTTAAGTGCCCACATTATCTGTCTTACTGTTACGGTTGGATAGAGGCCGTCCGTACAAGGCCCAGACCGTTTTCCAAAATACTCCCGAAAACCCGGATGCAAATATAAAGAATCTGTAATCCATGGGTCTACCTCGCTCCACCATGTGCTTTTTGTCTCCAAGTCATATCGCTGCTGTATTACCGCCAGCCCTTTTCCGTCCATCTCATAAAGAGTACAGCTATCATAAACCGGATGGTCGCATATGTATCGCTTTCCATATATCGAGATATAAATTTCTGGTTTTGTAAAATGGTACCGCATAAAACCTCGTAAACAAAAAGAAAGAGCCCTCGTCAGGACCCTTTCCTCAGTAATAACTTCCAGTTTAATCGTCGCTCAGCTCGCCATAGACTTCATCGTATGTTTCTCCGTTGTACTCATCGTCTTCGTCATCTTCATCGTCTTCGTACCCACACACTTCCTCTTTTGTGGGGTACAGTGCCTGATATTCTTCATCAGTGAACCCATAGTGGTCTATATCCTCATCATAGCCACAATTCGGGCAAATCAGGGTCGACCTATCTTCGTCCTCGAATTCCATGAGTGCTCCACATTCACGGCAAATATACCGTCCGGTGCGGAATGCTTTTATTATTGCGTCGTTAAACATGCTCATTGTAAATTACCTCCTTGATAATCTCTGGCAATTATAGTATAACTGCCATATTAATTTTATCAAGAGATAGAAAAGCACTTTTACATCTCTCATAATAGAAGATGTAATTTTTGTGCAGAAAAACGAAGAGCCCATGCTTATAACACGAGCTCCCCGTAACGGAACCAACTTATTTCTTTGTGGGTCTGAATCGACTGAATAAACCTCTGAAAGTCTGAGAGGTAAATGTACCTTCTTTCTCAAACTCAAAGCCCCTTCTCATCCAGACACCATAGAACGCAAGCGGCAATACCAGTTCAACTACCGCCGTACCAATTCTGAAATATCGATCTTTGACAGACTCCTCCAATTGAGCAGCTTTGAAGTTTTGTTCGATTTCTCGACTTTCAAACTTCTCGATCTGCTCAGCAGCGTTCTTATCCTCTTCGATTTTCAACTTATACAGCTTTGTTAAACAGTCTACAGCCGCAATATACTCCTGACTTCCGGATTTAAGATGTGCCAAGTTTTCAATCTCGGTACGGATCTCCTCCTCCAACAAATTTCTGTTTTCTTCACCCATAATCTTTTCTCCTTTCTAAATAATAGGGTTCCATAAAAGAAAATGTTATTCGTGCGGGATAAAATCCTCGCATTTTACCTCTAACTTTACAGTTTTCATAGTTGCGACATAGTGCACACTTCTCTTTAACTCCAAAAATAAATACGGACCGTCCGGATCCGAGTTATCAACTCTTAGTGTTCCTACACTGCGAGGGATAAAAAGCCAAACTATCAGAGCGCCAATTCCGGCTCCAACAAGAAATGAAATAAAATCCATAAGCCTCTCCTTTTAAATTGTTTTTCGGAAATTTCCACCCGGGGATTTTTCTGGATATCAATTTAGCACATTTTTCCGTCACCTCCGTCCTGGTTTTTAATCTAAGTTAAAAAGAAAGAGCCGTTGTTAGCGGCTCAATTCTTTTCATATCTGGTAAATGTGGCTTTATGTTTTCTAAATATACTCCAGTAAAATCGGAAATAGTCTCTAAGCGATTTAGCATAAAAGACAAGTTCATAACACTTATTGTCGTCAATATAGTCAATGCCTTTTATAAATTGCTTATATTCTTTTCCGGGCATTCTTACTTTTGCCTTATAATATTTCATAATGTCACACTCCTTTCATAAAGGAGCTTGTTATTCCTGCGAACCCTCATAGACGATCTTTTTCCTCAGGTCAGACCAGGAAATATAACGGTCCTTACGGCATATCGGGCAATAGAACTTGTTGACCTTGCCCCCGATGTCCGTAAGTTCACTGCTATCGGCTTCGAGTCTACTTTGACAATTCGGACAATTGAAGCGGTAGACTTTCTTCACTGCAATATCTACTATTTTCATTACCGTCTCTCCTTACTCAGCAGCCAGAAAAACCGTCTGTACAAGTCGTAATAAGTGTCTTTCCCACACGGTACCCCAGATCGTACTTTTAGCAGATCATACGAGAGCCCTTTTGTTACGCCTTCCAAAATATAACAAGAAAGCGTTTCATCGGCCTCTCTTGCTATCTGTTCCACCATTTTAATCCGATCAGCATAAAATAACCGCTCATCAATATTTGGGGTAATGGGGTCCTTCACCTCGTTTGTCTTATTTGGAGGTGCTATTTGAGCCCATCCACTTGGAGAATTGATTAAAGCACTGTATTTTCGCTTCCACAAAGGATACTGCAAACAGAAGTGCTTTAACTCGTAGTAGCGGTGCTTGTCTATCCAATACTGATTTTTCTCAGAGAGTTCCGGACGAATCGTAGTGCTCATGCTCGCTCCCCCTTCCATACATAACCGGTTTCCTGCCAGAGGAGCTTGGGCGAAATATAAAAGTTGATTCGACCGTACTTTGAATTCATCTCCA